ACCTGGCGGCTGAGCCTGAATCCGAATATTCGCAATTAACTTGGGTCTCGTTGCTATTGTTTAGCCGTGTTTGATTTTTAATGGTAGCGACCCTCGCTTTACCTTTCACTGATTTACTATCAGGAAATAATCCTACAACTTCATCGGAACCATCGTGTATTAGGTTTGCGGGGAAGCGACCTTGTGTATGGGGTATCATTTCACGACTGTCTTTTTCTGTAGATATTATATGGCCGCCATTTCCACCCTTTACGGATTTCCGTAAAGATGGATTTGAAGCTAAATCTCCACCTGTTTCGTACTCAACCCTACATCCGTCAATATTAATCCCACCAGTTCCCCACTTCAAAACATTGGCCGCAACGGTCTTTTCTGATAATGGCTTACGGGCAACAGTGATAGGCTCCAAGGCTGGTTTTAATGCGGTGCCCCAGCCGTCCCATTGTTTGGCATCCTCGGTGGCCGGATTCGTTATATCCCATTCATCTTTGATATTATTTTCACCGTGAAACTGGTGTCCATCCTGTCTGTCTATTTTGCTGACATCTGTTAATGTAGGGTGTTTTCTTTTACCAACAACCTTACGATCGGCACCGGCAGCTTTGTCGATCGCTTTTGAAATATTCAGCGACTTCGGAAACCCAGAACCATAAACCCACGCAATCATATCCCTAATCTCAAAACCAGCATCCTCAATATTTACAGCCATACGATGCTGAGTACGGGTACCGGCAAACGACAACAGATAACCACCTGGTTTTAAAACACGATAACACTCTTCCCAAATCGCAACGGATGGAACTCCGTGATCCCATTTTTTGCCCATGAATTTTAAACCATACGGTGGATCAGTGACAATTGAATCAACGGAATTATCATCCAGTTCTTTTATTGCATCAGGGCATTTACCGTGGATTAATTTCATTATTTCCCCCAATGTTTCTTTTCAGCACCACAATATTGACATACATCTAATTGTGCTTCTAATTTTTTATACTGGTTCTGATACTTTCCAAGCTGTATACGTGCATTTTCCCTGTCTGTTTTAGTCTTACGTATACGAGAGCATACATTAACTATTTTTGATCGGTTGGAAGCTATCTCAGTGCGTTGTGTAAGGAGTTCAAGTAGCTTCTGATGCTTATCTTTAGCGTTCAGTATCAATTTTTCTTTTTTTATCTCTTCACGGATAGATTTTATCTGGTTCAGGGTTTCTTTTATCTTCTGTAATTTTATTACCATACCAGATTTTTTAGAAAGAAGTTTATTAATAACCTCAACTCTTTCCTTAGCTTTTACTATTTCTTTCTCTTTCTCTATTTCTGATTTAACTTGAGAGATATCGGATAAGATAGATTTAATTTGTTTTAGTTTATTGGTCTTTTCCTCTTTACGTTCAAGGGCATTATCAATAGCACCAAACATAGTAGCTACATTGGGAAGATTCTCATAAGCTTTTAGCTCACCCTTAGCAGTTTCAATTTCTTCAGAATTGATTTTCAATCTTGTTTTGGTGCTATTGATAACCTCATTGATTTTACCTTTCGATTCATCAATGATTTGTAGTCCTATAAGTTCATTCAATTCTCTACCAACAAATCCTGGTGATTCATCTAAAAGGAAATGTCTGTCATTCTGTCCTTGAAAATTAATCTTGGTCATTTGAGTGATTTGTTTTATTTCATCTGGTACTTCATTCTTTACAGCAACAAGAGCATTATCACCTTCATGACCAGGGCATTCATAAAAGTTCTTTTTACTTCTACCTCGTTTAACCCATCCATTATCAAAACGAATTGTTCCTTCTACATGTTCTTTATTTTTAGCAAAAGTAGATTTGAATCCAGTACCTCTTATGTTATTAAACAAAACCCATCGTATCAATCTAATAATAGAAGATTTACCAGCATGAGATTTGCCTCTGATAACATTAACACCAGGATGCAATTTAAGATGACTATATGGATGTCCTTGGAAGTTTAATATTTCGATTTCTTCAATCATTTTATTACCTTAATTTCAATCTCACTTTTAAAGGATTTATATATTCTTGGGTTTCTGCAAGTAGCTTTTCAAATTTTGTAGTCATTTTACCGCTTTTAGGATACACAGGAAGTTTTCTCTTTTTGGGATGGATTATAAAATAGTATTTGCAGATAAGGTTATATTCCCGTTTCCCTAATTTTTTGGGTTTGGGTCTTTCATTAGGATGTACTATCTTTTCTTTCATAGGAGGGTTGTCAAGATAATCAGCAAGATTTCTCAGGATTTCTGATAATGGTAAAAAATTGTGCAATCCGCATCTTAGATACAGACGGGCTATCTTACCTTCGAACACATTAACTTGTCGATGAACTACTCCACGAAGTAAACCTTTGCCATCTTCACCAAGTGTTTCAGCTTTTGTCTTATGCTTATGGTCAAAGACAGCCTCGTCATAATCAATGTACTGATGGAGTATAGCACAGAAACCCTCTTGCTTAACCCATTGATCATAACGCAAGGTTGAAAGTTCATCTGGTTTTATGGATTTGAGTTCCATTCAATCTCCTATACTAAATGAAAATTACTAACCCAAGTTTTGAATATGTCTGATCCCAAATAAGATTGAAAACCGAAGGTATCGAACACCTTAACAAATTGCATTGCAAATAATTTATGACTCTGTATGTTAAAGGTTCTTGTTCCTTTAAAAGGTAGAGTAACAAGAGGTCTGTTGGTATCGATGATTCCACCACCATTTTCTATTTTTTCGTATGCTTTGGTTGTTTCTTTCAAAGTATCATTTAACCATTTTATAGCAGTAGCATTACCAACCCCTGGAATACCTTGTACATTATCGCCAGATTTATTCTTACCACCACCACATCCAGCAATCGATTTCACTTCAGCCCATTGATCTGGATCAATACTGTACTCTTCAATGAATGATTCTTTAGTTACAGTCTTTTTGGTTATGGGGTTATACATATCAGAATACATCAATAACTGGAAAAGATCTTGATCAGTAGCAACCATCATAGCAGGGCCATAACTTCTATCATAGCTCATAAGAATAGAAGCCATCACATCATCACCTTCGTAACCGGTTTGCATTATCTGATTCAAGAAACCTAATGAGGGAAGAATCTCTTTTCTTAATTGAGTGAACTGTGGGTATGAAAGAGCATCAAGATCTATATCTTCCTGGGATTTGTTTTCCTGTCTCCCTATCTTGTACTCTGGATAGATCCTTTTACGTTTATTCTTTTTACTATCCCAACAAAAGACCCAGCATTCAGGATCGAATTTTTCAGCCAATTGAAATAGAGCTTGCATGAAACTGAAAATTATTTCCGTTTTCATACGGTTATGCGAGAAGTTCTGATCCTTCATTGCATGTTTAGCACGGTGACAAAGAAAGTTACAATCAAGTACTAATAGCATTATTTGAATCTCCCTGGTCTGTTTAATTTTAAAGACTCTTCAACTTCTTTCCAGGTGACACCAACAAGAGCTTGTATTTCTTTTTCTAATCCGTTTTCTTCTACTTTTTTAATGAGGGTGCTTACTTGTCCTGAGAATCCAAATTGATCCATATCATAAGTAGATTTGGTTAATTTTTCAAATACATCCTCTTCAATCAGAAATTCTATATTGGCTCTAATATCATCAATGCCATAATCGTAATATATAGGGAAAGAAATTACTCGTTTTTTACCAGTTAGTTTATTCTTAGATACCTTAACACCAGTATCAGCACCAATGATTCTGCTTTTACTTTTATGTGCTTTCCATGCAGACAACCACATTTCATGAGTGCTGTAAAACTTCAAAGCTTTACCACCACTACGAGTAACAGGAACAAACGTATTACCTATATTATCTCTTGTTTGAGATATAACAAGAAACAGGCTTTCTAATTTATTGATATCATCTTTATACATACTGAGAAGTTCACTCATAGCCTTTGCTTTCTCAGTACCATAACTACCTTTTATTTGTTTATTATCATCAGGATTTTTACTGGCTCTGGCTTTTGCTTTTCCCTTTTTTAAAGCGGCTTCAGAGGTTAAAGCATCGAAACTATCAAGAACATAAATAAATGGTTTTCCTTTACTTATGACTTTGATCAAATTAGCGGCAAGAGATTCTACCGTGGTTGATACTATTTTTTGATTGAGGCGTTTATCTAATACTGTGCCAAATAGATAAGGAATGTTCAATTCCAGTGCCCGTTCTGCTTCATCATAATGCAGATCATAATCTTTGAACTTTTTATCATTGGCAACTTCAGCTAATCCTGTCAAAACAAGAACTGTCTTTCCAGAATCACTGTCTCCAATAACATTCACTATTTTGCCTTTTTTGTATCCCCCGTAGGGAGTATCCGAACAAGCACAATTCAATATAGTAGCACCCGTAGGAATAAGTTCATCAGGAGTAAAACTTTCTGTAATGACGGCGGATACCGTCTTGGTGATATCCGCCTCATTTCTTAGAGATAATTCTGGCATTCTCTCTCCGTGTTATTTTGACAGTTCGTCTGCCTTGTCTGAACAATTATCCCAAACAGCACAATCATCACATTCATCTTTTTTCTCAATGTCTACTCCGAATTTATGTCCGTGGGGACATTCATCGGCATCTGATGATTCTTCAGGAGGATCTTCAGGAGGATCTTCAGTTTCAGGTTCATCTTCTTCAGGAGGATCTTCAGTTTCAGGTTCATCTTCTTCAGGGGGATCTTCAGTTTCATCTTCTTCAGGAGGATCTTCCTTAAGATCTTCATCCTCAGGAGAACCATCCTCCGTAGGATCAGAGAATTTTTCCTTTCTGTCGGAATCTTTCTCACCTTTATTTTTACCCTGGGGATCAAACAGAGTATCGATTTCTTCGTATGTCGGTTTCATATGAATCAATTCATCCAGGGGACCAATACTGAGAACACGATCAAGAATTTCATCTGGAATAGGCTCTTCTCGATCTTCAAAAGCAAAGCCAGCATATTCTAAGCTTTCCTGTTTTGATCCGTCTGTAGCTACGAATGAACCAGAAGCCTTAATTTCAAAAGAAACACTCTTGCCTTCATCGTAATCAGAGAAAACGACATATCCACCGCCTCTTTTCTTTTTAGCGATTTCATCTATCTTTTTCTCAACGAAGAAATGGGCAACCTCAAACAACTGAATACCCTTCTCCATTTCAACTTCTTTGTCATCATGTACCCATACATAGTACACAACACGGCGGACAGGTTTAACTTTGTCCCATTCTTCTTTGGGAAGACGTTCCCGGGCAATGTATTCACAGATAGGACACGGGTCTTTGAAATTGCGGGAGGGACAAACAATAGATTCTCTCATAGGCCCTATGTTTTTATGCACCCAGACTTCAACGACATGACTCAATTCACCCTTCGGATCTTTCGGGTGTTGTTTTCCTGCTTCAAAGGGAATAATATCAATGACATGTTCATCCTTCTTCGGTCTCCAAAAAGATAACTTCTTTTCAGATATCAAAGATGATATAAAAATATCACCACCACCTGCCCCACTTTCATCTTTACGTTCATGAGCTTCCTGGACTCTCTTCTCCAGTTGTTTCTTTTTCTTTTTCATCTTGTCACGGTAACTTGTTTTTTTAGCCATCTTCTCTTCCTCCCTTGTTTTTGGATTGATTTATGGATTGTTTTTTAGATTCATGCCAACTTGTAAAAATAGCAAAAGATACTATGCGAACCGCTATATATAAAGGTATAAGCAGTATCAAGTATTTTAATATAGTTTCTATGATTTCTGGTATTGTCATAATTATACTATAGCACACTTCATTGATTGGTCGAACGTTCATGAGTAATTATAGATGATTTAGAATGGAATATCATCTCCAACGCTAACTTTACATGCCATGTAGCAAGCAACTGATAATCCACCTACCCCAGAATACATAACAGGATCACAGAATATAGACATGACTTCAATTAAATTAACAGGATCTTCATCCTTTTTAAGAACAACAGTGTTAAGGTACTTTAGAATAGCGTATCTATTTTTTTCAGCTTCTCCTGTCAATCCCTGTAATAGCTTTCTTATTGTATTCCATTTAGCAAAAGAAGGATCTCTTTTGTCAAGAAACACCTTACAGATTTCTTTGATATTTGCCTCATTCACAGTTACTTCAGAAAGAGCTTGAAGGGCTTCTTTTTCATCCTTTATACTGATAACAACATCAAGAAGACCGACAGCAGTTCCGGCTGATCCATCAGACCTTGCTACTATTTTTCTTATGACAGTATCTTGTACTCTTCTTCTTTCTTTTTTACAAATGGTTTTTAATAAACCCGTGATTTCACTCCTCTTTAGAGTTTGAAGCTCCCCCAAAAAGCATCTTCTCTTTATTGCTTTCAGGGTATTAGGTTTGATTTTATCAGGTTCTGAAGTACATAGTACTACGAATACATGGGGAGGAGGTTCTTCCAAGAACTCTAATAAAGCTTCTTGAGCAGGACCAGTGACCATATGAAATTCATCAAGCAAGTACAGTTTGTATTTACCACCACCCATTGGGGCATAAGCAGCTCTATTTATGATATCTCGGATAGTGTCAATACCCCTTGTGTTAGCGGTGTTGTATTGATAATAATCCATATCAGAAATTTTAAGCATTTCTTTAATGACCCTGCCTAGAGTTGTTTTGCCTGTACCAGGTACTCCAGTAAAGAAGAAACTTTGTTTAGATACACTCTCTAATTTAGGACCAAGTCCCTTTTTCAGAGCAGAATTACCAATGAGATCATCAAGGTGTTTTGGTCGGTGCGTTATGTTCAGTGACATCTTTCCTCCTGTTTACACAAAATAGGTTGTTTTCATATCAATATAGAACGTAACAATACCTGACCCTGCATTCTCTCTTTTAAAACTGATATCTTGTTGCATTAAGAACCAGGTGAATCGTTTTATCAAAGCAGGCACATACAGACATACTTGGAAAACATTTCCAAGATCTTCGTCCTTACGTTCAATCTTCTGCTCAAAATCATAAACTTTATTCATGGTCATTAAAAAGTGCCTTGTTTTTAGTTTACCATTTTCAATTTCCATTTGACTCTCCTTAGTGTTTATCAAAAACTATATTTTTACCAATTTCTCTTATGTTCCAGCAAGCATAACAATCAGTGCAATGTTTACTGCATTTTATAGCATTGGTCACTCTTGTTTCTGTCCCGTCTTGCATAAAAGCTAAGGGCATTTTTACTCTCGGTAATTCCATCCCCGGCCATACTGACAGAAGAATATTTAAATTTTTTGGTAAGTTAAACATCTTGATTTTATAATTTTTAGTCATTGCCATGAACTTTATAAAAGTAAAATCCTTAGCAATCTCTTTCATGTTATCAAAATAATCTTGGTCAATAATGTCTCCTGCTACGTGCCATCTAAAATATGGTTTATGATATTTAAGTAAATACCTCCGAATATCAGAGAAATATTTTGATCTATTTTCTGTAGCTTCTTTAAAATTACTATCCCATATAGGTTTAACATGAGTTGGATATTGTTGATATGCTTTCAAAGCGTAACAAGAGGATTTACATAGCTCACAATTTACACAAGATTCAATTGGTGTCATACTGATATTAGGAATCCATCCTAATTTTGTATTTCCAGGAGAAATGATAGCCATGTTATCTATCCTCCAAAGATTCGAATTTAATTTCTTTAGTATTGTACCAGTTTCCATTTACTTTAGAAACATCGTATTCAATAGCAAGCGGTACTGTTATCCAAGGATGTACTTCCCTTATCTTCTCAGTACCTATTTTATTGATAGTACTAATAACATGGACTTCTTCATCTGGATGTAGATCATGCACACCAGCATCATGTATCTGTCCAATTGTCTTTGTTCTCCATTTTTCTTTACGACCGACTTTACCTACTTCTTTAAGAGTCCAGAGTAAGCAATGGAAAGCAGGACCTTGCATTGGATAATTAGCAACTTGTCTTTCTGACATCAATCCAGAAAATCTGAATCCTATATCAGTTTCAATGTATCCTTTACGTCTGTATCGGGCATTGATTTTTTCCTTCCACTCTCTGTATTCATTGAATCGTTCGAACCAAAAGATTCTTTCAACTTCTTTACAATGCCTTGTGAAATCATCAAGGTTCATGATGCCTTGGTTTCTAAGATGATTGAGTAAAAGAGTACCATTAACAGTTGCCAGTTTTTCATGCTTAATACACATTTCCCATAGATTTTTAGCACATGCTCTGTACCATGATCCATAGAATTGAGGGAAGACCCAGCCATTCTTCCCATAGAATCTAACCTTTTTAGTGATTTGTTTAGGTCCTAACATCCATATATCACAAGCTGTATCTCTATGCATATCTGTGTTAGGATCGGTTATGTATTTTATGAGGTTTCGATCTCCTGTTACACATGCTGCCATGCATACTTCTACTCCACTATAATCCCATTCTAATAATTTGTACATTAATCGAGCAATAATAGCCTGCCTTGTTGATTTTTGTGCCTCTTCATCTCTAACGGGTATATTTTGAAAATTAGGATTAGATGTAGATCCTCTGTAGCTCACAGGAACAATCAGATTAAAATCTGGATGCATCCTCCCATCACATATTGCCCTCACGAATCCAGCAAGATATGTCCCTCTTACTTTCTCAAGCTTACGGACTTCTAATAGTTTTTTGACGAAAGGAGAATCAAGTTTTTCTAAGGTAGGAGCATCGACTGTATACATACCGCTTTTAGCAGATTTAGTTCCTTTATAATTAAGAACCTCAAAGAATAAATCTCCAAGATCCTTATTAGCTGTAAGACTTAATTCTTTTCCGTATTTCTTTTTGAATAACCTGGCTTCTTCTCCAGATAGAAGCTCTTTCATTATTTTTATTTCTTTTTCTTCTAATCGCTTGTTCTCAGAGTGGCAATATTCTTCATCAACATGAATACCGTTCCACTCCATATCACAGAATTCTATTGTTGCTTCATGGAATAAAGTGTAAGCGGGTATTTTACTATCAAGACATTCCTTCTCTTGTTTTAGATAGAGTAAAGCACCATAGCGAGTATCAAGACCATTGTATAAAAGAAGATCAGGAAGTTTAATATCATCTATTCTATTGAAAGCACCTTTAGATGTTAGGTATTTTTTGAGGTGATTATCATACGGGAGTATTCCGAAATTAATATAGACTTGGTATTTTAATGCAGTGAATTGGCGTCTGTTATCTTGGACCCTTGCACCAAGCATTGTATCTTTAAGCCAGGGAGTAGTAGTAATTCTAAAAAACTTTCTTCCCCAAATATCTTCAAATTTGATATTGTGAGCTATCTTACCAATCCATCCAGCAGTAAGAATAACTCTCATACGTTTTTTGATCTGCCTTAATTCAGCAGTACTGTACATACTTCTGTACATGTAAGGAAAAGATATTGTTCTGAGGTTACCATCACCAGGAGCAACGGGAGTCGTAATTGAGATTGATGCTATTTTATGACCTGGTATGTAAGGTTTTAACCCACTTGTTTCATAATCTATATAAGCCCATACAGGAACTACCTTTATGATATTATCAAGAGCATTTATGATGTCAGTGAATTTAGTAATCTGTTTGATTTCTTTTTTTTGATCTGGGTACACTTTAACAGGTTCTTTAGATAAACAATCAATGGCAAATTTTAGATCTCTTTTGTAGAGAGCGAGGAGATTTTTATCGTCACTGGTACACGGGAAAGCGGGATCAAACATAGGAATTATATGTGCTTTAGTTGTTTGATCTGGAATGCACAATCCCCTCCATCTGTCTATTGTATTCTTTTTGAATTGATCAGAATAAAAGGATTCTATTGCCCACTTACCCATTAGCCATATGAACTTCGGTTTCAGTTCTTTAATCGCTTTATCGATCATTGGTTTACAACAATGCACTTCAGTTATTACTGGTTCTCTTTGGGTAATCTTTTTACCCTTCATTTTTATAGGTCTGCAATTGATTGCATTGATTTTCCAGAAATCTCTATCAAGATCTAATTTTTGTTTTTTCAACAACTTGCGGAAGAACTGACCATCACTTCCGATTAACTGAGTAGGTTCATTGAATCCTAATTGTTCCCAAGCTCTGTCGTCATCTTTAGTGGGAGCATTACCAATAATTAAACACTCCAGTTTGCCTTTGCCTGTGTAGTTCATCTTAGGAGATCGCACTTTTTTATACAATCCACAGTTCAAGCAATCAGGAGCAGTTCTTGTTGGAGTAGCAGATGACCCAAATAGATCATCCATTTCAGAGTCAGAAAATAAAGACATTACACATCTCCATCAAAAAGGAACATCATCATCACGATCTTCGGGCTCAGATTCTCTACCAACCCGTAAAGCAATAATGTGTTGCAGATTATCAGCCTTAATATTTATCATACCAGCGTTTGCAATGAGTTCTGCTGGTTCATCACGATTAAGAATTTGTGAAATGAAACTCGGGTTGATATTGAAAGCGATATCTTCACCCTCGTATTTAATTTTTCGTGATCTTGTGGTTTTTCCAGTTACAAATTCACCTACACAAGTTACCTTATTCTCAGTGAAGATAATTTCAACTTGTTTATCAACAATGGCATCATCTGAAATAACGCAGGCGGTGTCAACAGCTTCTAATATAGCTTCTCTATCTTCGGTACACAAGACAATTGATGTTCCTTCAAAAGATTTAAACAGAGCCTTGCAAGTACCTATGGGGTACTCTCCTGCGTTCCGTCTGATATGAAATACTGCTTTATCTTTAGTTTTAAAATGAACCCAGGATTCAGATACACTGAACTGAGAAAAACCTCCGAATTTAACAAGTTCAGTAGCACTCGCGGCACTGAACATAAAGTTCTTTCTGGTGCTTTCTTCTAACACACCCCAACCACCTCTGTTGCCGTCAGTAGCTACTACATCTTTTCCTTTTACCCCTACGCATTTTTTAGTAGAAGTGGCATCTTTAGAAGCAGCGAACATACAGAATTTTATAGCATCAATGAAGTTCTCAGGAATCTTTAACCACTTTTCTTTTCCCTGTTGCTTCTTTACTTCAGCTACATGGTTATAGATATCTTCATCCTGTGATGTCGGCAGATCAGAACGGATACCTTTTCCCCTGCAAATGAGCTTACCATCTTTCAATTTCATTGTAACCTCATCGAGTGTAATGCGATTCACCAGCTTCAATAGTGAATTAGCTTCAATTGTACATCGCAAGTCAGTATCTACAGGATATGACAGGCACAGTTGATCGTCATAGGCGGTAACAGTATCTTCACTGAAGATAAAATGAGTCATTTGCTCAATAATATCTTTTTTAGAGATACCGGGTCTAACTGCGTTCAATGCTATCCTGAGTTTTTTTACATTAACTTTCATCGAGTTCCTCCTGTTTTAGATCAAGTAAATTCTGTATATCCTTTTTATAGAAATAAGAAATTAATCTCCTGTATACTGGATAGTGTTTTTCAATAAAATTCTTTGAAGCTCTTTCATCCTCTTTTTTAACCATCAAGGGAAAGTTACCAGCAAAATAGATCTTGGCTTTATCTGATTCAGTTGAGGTATCATCTACCTCTTTTACTGGATGTTCGAAATATTCCAGATGTAAACTATTCCTCATAAAAGGATACGGGTAAACCTTTGTTTGCTCTTGAAGTTTAATGAAGTACAAAAGATTCAATTGATCTCTCAATTTATGGTTATTTGATATGCCGGGTACTGATACCTCTTCTTTCTTTTTGCCATCTTTCATAATCATAGTAGATTCACCGAATTCGAATCCATTTTCTTCTATATAATTCATTACTACATTTTTTTGGTGCTGGGACAATTGTTTGAAATGAGAACTTCCTTCTTCTTTTTGCGAAGGGGAACGTTCAGATAAAAATATAGTATGAGGTGGTTTTACATAATCATATTTTCCTTTGTGAGTAGCTGGATACAAGATAGCTCCGTACTTAGAATACTGCATCCAACTACCACTATCTGTACTGTACCAGGGGAATCTATAAAGAAAAGAAGATGAAGTCATTCCCAATCCATGTATTTTATGAACTGGTTTAAAATTATATTCTCTTATACAAAGGTTTTTAAATATTCTGTTGAAAGCTTCCTCTCTACCGGAAGCAGATGAAAGAGCCATGCCACCTATTCCAAAGAAATCGTAATTCATAACTTTATGCAAGTACTCTTCAGGTTCATCTACATGATATACAGGGAGAGGGCAAAGACCTTGCTTCTCCATTTCCTCTTGATTCTCCCAAGTCTTAACAGGATCTTCTATATCATCAAGATTAGCATAGATTGTTATGAGGTGTTTATTCTTATGGATGAAGTCAATGTACTCCTGGAGCTTTATAGGTTCTCCTTTTGTCCAAGCAGAGTAAGCTCCTGAGTCAAGGAATAGTTCGATCATAAATTACCTTTATGAAACTCTATTCTAAAGCAATTATGTATGGTTCCAGTGCAGTGTTTAATGATATTTTGATCGAAACATTCAGGAAGGTTTATTATACCAGCCCATTTATTAAGGCGTTTGCAATGAAGGTGGTGTATAGTTACAACAGTCATGTATTGGTCATCGGTTATAGTGCAAAGACAATCACCACAAGAAGGACATTTCATGATTCCACAGTCAGGGCAATCATCGGTTTTTACTTCTATTGGATGGCCGCAAAAGAAACACGGGTGCTTTTCATCTGAGTCTACACAGCCGTGTTTGAATCTCCAACAAGTATTATGAAAGTCGTAATCCCTCTGCATATGTTCTCTCCCATATTCCGAATGCTTTTATAATAGCTATGTTTCTTGATGGTACATACTTGCCATCTAAAGCGGCTTGTTTATATTTTATCATGAGCCTTTTGTTAAAGAATCCTAAATCTATTCCATTAACAGTAAGGGCACACCATTTCCTGAAGCAACATTCACACATTCCACAGTAATTGGTATCATTTCCTGAATAGCATGATACTGTTTTACGAAGATCATCAGCAGTACCATGATTTGTAAGAAATAATTTAACTATTTTTTCTTTAGTGAAGTTCCAAAAGGGACTTGTCACAGTTATTTCTCGGTCTTCAAGTTCTGATAATAACACAGAGAATTTTTTAAATACAGCTTCATTTTTGTCCGAAACCTCATCGTCTTTAAGACCTGCAATCACTACATCACTGTCATAAATACTGGCCCGCATGGCAAAGTACAGGTTACGATAAGGTACATAGGCAGAA